AGTCAAGGTCGTCCTATTCAATCATGGTACGGAAGACTTTGAAATCAAGAAGGGTGATCGTATTGCTCAGCTTATTTTGGAGAGGTGTGAGACACCTATGATTAAGGAAATCGGTCTTCTCGAGGAGACACTCAGGGGTGATGGTGGCTTCGGATCTACAGGTCTCTGAATTCCTCTTTACAAAACCATAAATTTTCAGGTGTTGGCATGAAAAGCATTCCGTGACTCATAACCATTGACAGTTTGGCTTTGTTTACACTAGTGTGAGTATGTAGTATCCATCTTTCCCAATATTCTGCCCGGAAGAAATCTTCCCAATCCTCTTTTGTTGATTCACTAATTTTCAACATACCTCTATGAATCTCACCCAGATCCCTTTCTACTCGCAGCTCCTTAGGAATGACTGCTCCTCTCCTAAGAAGTTGTGCACGCATAAGCCTCGGATCTCCGTGATCTGAATAATATAATACATCCCTTTTCCCAAAATCAACGGTTCGTTTGTTAGGCAAGGTTACTCTATATCTATGTGCAACAGAGGGGCTTGGTTGTAATACGACGTGCATATTAATGTCACATAAGGAAATAATATTACGTATATTCATGCTTGAATATACTTCTCTCGATGGTACTGTCATACGAGTGGGTGAAAATGCAAAAGAAAATGACAATCTCACACTAATGAGTGCACCAAAATACTGGTGGATGCATGTTGCTGGGTTCTCTGGTGCACATGTAGTTGTATGTAATGAAGCAAATCCGTTACCAAAAGAGACACGTAAAGATGCTATGGTACTTGCTATTCATCATAGTAATTCACCAAATGTAAAAATGTCTTGTGTGGACATGGTTCATGTGGAACAAACTATTTGGATGAGACAAGCTGGGAAGTTTAAATTACAAGGTGAAATATTGGAATTTACTATATTCATGAGACGAGAAAATGAACGTCTTAATCGTTTATTAAAAACAAAAACTAGTATAAAGCTGTGAGAACAGTATAAACCAAATGAACCGAAAGAAAGAAGAAACTTCTACTCGTCTCTCTCCTATTGAACTCGAAAAGCATAGGGCTGAAAGAAGGGCTGCTGCCATGAAAAAGGCTCTCGAAGCAGACAAAGTTGTTTACAAGTCGTCATCTAGTCCTAAGCGTTTCAAGGAGTTCCTTCAAGATCGTCTTAAGATCTGGAGTCAAGTCAAAGACAAGACCTTTCATGGAAAGAAGATGTATGAAAAAACAAATGCTATTATTGAGTCACTCACTTCTTCAGAATAAGCTTGCGTAAACTCGGGGTTGGACAACTCCACAACTTCAACACCAATTCCCAATTCGTCATTCCGGGTTTGTGAAATGACTGTTTAAGGAGTGTCTTGGTTCGTTGTTGCATTTTGTGTGGGTCTCGTTCCTGTCTACGTGCCACACTAATGGCATTCTGAATCGTCTTTGTATTACGTTTATGAACGTTATTGGTAAGTAAATTATTCTGAACCCGCAGACTATTGTCTGTCTTTGTAGATTTCAAATCTGCAATCTCTTTTTTCAAAGTAAAAATATACTCGTTAGATTTTCGTAGGTCATCTTTAGTCGATAACCAGTTGGATTTAAAATACCGACATTCCTCCTTGTTATCAGACAATTCTTTTTCGATTGCGACTAATTTAATTTTTCGTTCCCTTGATTTTTTTGACACCTTCTGAATCTGTTGTAGAAGATCGGTCACACCATCCTTGACCTTGCCGACAGATTTAGAAGCTGAGGATTTTTTTACCATGGTTGAATTATGTGTGTGTAAGAAATGTTTATAACTTAGGTTGTTGTTTAGTTGCCAAAAGCGACACCCGCGAGTCCATCCTTCACACGTAAAATATTGTAGTTGACGGCATACATACGCTGCCCACCGGTCGAATTACCACCAGAAACGTTGCGAAGTGCAACCTTCGCTGTGTCTATGCGGCTGAAGTTAAGAGACCCACTGGGCTGGGACTTACCGATGTTGAGGCAGAAAGGCCATGTGTAAACGGGAGCCGATTGAAGAAGATCATCGGGGAGGTTCTGGCAATGCATCTTGGGAACAACCGTGTGGTGATAATGATTGGACATATCCTCGGAGAGAGGTGTACCGTTGATGTAAAGGGTGGCATCACTGAAAGTGTACGCCGCATCCCAAAGAGCACCAACATTGGCAGATACAAGGTGAAGAGCACTGGTAGGATGATTGAAATAAGTGAGATCAATATCCGTGGCATTTTGGTCAACCATCTGATACTGGGTTTGTGTGATCAGGATCTCATGCTCCTTGTCGGTAAAGAACTTGCGCTCTTCAGTGTCAAGGTAGGCATACATGGCGTACACCTTGGGGTTGGAGGCAAAACCACCATCACGGCACTTGATGCGAATCTCCACATCGTGGTACTGCATACCCACTAGAGGAAGGGATTTTGTCCAGTCCTGGCTGAAAAAGAAAGGAATCACAAAGCTGTCGGCAGTCTGACCATTGTTCTTAGCATTCTCTTTTGTTTCGGCTGTGGATACAGCAGAAGAGGCACGAGCCTGTGTTTCATTGTAAAGAACGTTGTGAACACCCTGAACATATAAAGAATCAAGACGGCACACTTGTTGGCCACCGATGTAAAGAAGGAACTCGGTGGGGCTGGAATCACTGGAAAACAGACCAGTTACGTTGGCACCGGTCGCAGAGATACCCGGGGCCTCCAACCACACGTAGCTCAGAAGATCACCCTTCGACTTGATAGGAATAGTGACCTCAGCACCCGATTCGAAGTTACCGATGTAATCGATACGTTCAGGTTTGATAGAAAAATTTGTGTGACGCTTATAATTTTGGCGAAAAAAACTTACTTCGGGCTGACCAGTGATGTACACATCCTGGGCACCCTTGGACACGAGGTCAATCAAAGCAGCTGACATTTACTAGTAAAGTATATTAAAATTTTAGCTCGATATATACATAAGGAACATGGTAGTTTTTCAAGCACTCACATGGGAAGCACGAGACGAAAAGGGTATTGGGGAAGAAGACCCCGACCCCGACCCTGATGATCCTGGGGGTGAACATTATATCAGTATATTTGGTAAAACCGAAGATGGGAAGTCTGTCTGTGTAACCACAGCATTCGAACCTTACCTATTTGTTAAATTACCTGAAAAAAAGTATGCAAAAGAGATTTATGCAAAGATAAAAAACGTATGCACTGGATACAATATTGTAGAGTCAAAAGATATTTGGGGTTTTCAAAATAGTAAGGAATGTTTATTTATGAAAATCAGATTTTCGGATTTAAATCGACGAAGAAAGATTGATAATTTACTGAAGAAACCAATGATTCTTTCTAGTGGTCCGTTTCCCCTGAGAGTATATGAATCAAATTTAGATCCTATTCTTCGAATGATGCATCGAACGGGAATTCAATCAACCGGGTGGTTAGATACTGGAAATGATTGTGTATATTCTAATTGGGCTCACGTTGATATAGATCTTTTCTGTAATAATTGGGAGACACTTAAACCCGTTAAACGAGATGACATAGCACCATTTGTAGTAGCATCTATTGATATTGAGGCTAATAGTTCTACGGGTAAATTTCCTGATGCTAATATTGAAGGTGATGCGTGTTTTCAGATTGCCTTGTCTCTCTGTAAAATGGGATCAGATGAGCCTTATGATAAAACTTGTTTTTGTTTCAAACAAACTGATTCTGATCTTGAAGGTTGTAATATTTATAGTTATGACACTGAACGAGAAATGCTAGAAGCATTCAGAAATTACGTGATCAAGGAAGACATTGATATTATGACGGGGTGGAATATTTTCGGTTTTGATCTTAACTACATATACACACGTGCTATAAAGAATAATTGTTCTGATTCTTTCTACTACCTAGGAAAATTGAAAGAATATGAAACCTACCTAGGAAAGAACAAAGGTGTGGCAGACGTCCGCGGCGGTTCAGGGATAGTAAACAAGCGTCTTTCTTCGAGTGCATTGGGTGACAATATGCTCAAGCTTCTCCCAATGCCTGGTCGTTTTGTTTTTGATCTATTCCATGAAGTTAAGAAAGGGTACAAACTCGATAGTTACAAACTAGACAACGTATCTAAACTATACCTCGGTGATCAAAAGATTGATATGCCTCCTCGTGAGATGTTTGCTCGGTTTCTCGAAGGAGACCCAGTGAAGCTTCGTGAAGTTGCAGAATATTGTATTAAGGACACACTTCTTCCACATAGACTTACAAAAAGGCTCTGCATACTTTTGAATTTACTTGAGATGGCTAAGGCTACATGGGTACCAATTTCATTCTTGGTTGAACGCGGACAGCAGATTAAGGTATTTAGTCAGCTGACAAAGAAGGCTCGTGAACTTGGATTTATGGTTCCTACTATTCGTTATGGTGCCTTGCCTCCCGAACCTTACGAGGGTGCTACTGTATTGGAAGCACAAGGTGGTGCATACTACACACCTATCACGGCCCTAGACTTTGAAGCACTGTATCCTAGTATTATGATGGCACATAATCTGTGCTACTCGACTTATGTAATGGATGAGAAAACATATGGAAATGTTGAAGGTATTACATACGAAAAGTTTGAACTAAATGGACGTACATATAAATTTGCACAAAATGTACCTAGTCTTTTACCAGCTATTCTTTTGGAGCTTAAACAGTTTCGAAAACAGGCTAAAAAAGATATGGCTGCAGCAACCGGATTTATGAAGGAAGTATATAACGGTAAACAGTTAGCCTACAAAATTTCGATGAACTCAATTTATGGTTTTACTGGAGCAGGTAAAGGTATTTTACCATGTGTACCCATCGCTTCTACTACCACGTACAAGGGTAGAAGTATGATTGAAGAAACAAAGAATTACGTCGAGAAAAACTTCCCCGGTGCAAATGTTCGATATGGCGACACCGATTCTGTCATGGTAGAATTTGATGTTGGAGGGAGAACAGGAATGGAAGCTATCGAGTATAGTTGGGAACTTGGTGAACGTGCAGCTGAAGAGTGTAGTGCACTATTCAAGAAGCCAAATAATTTGGAGCTTGAGAAGGTATATTG